GGCTACGCCGGCACCGCCACCGCGGGCGACGCCGGCACCGCCACCGCGGGCAACAGAGGCACCGCCACCGCGGGCAACAGAGGCACCGCCACCGCGGGCTACGCCGGCACCGCCACCGCGGGCAACAGAGGCACCGCCACCGCGGGCTACGCCGGCACCGCCACCGCGGGCGACGACGGCACCGCCACCGCGGGCTACGCCGGCACCGCCACCGCGGGCGACGACGGCACCGCCACCGCGGGCTACGCCGGCACCGCCACCGCGGGCAACAGAGGCACCGCCACCGCGGGCGACGACGGGATCCTCTGCATCAAGCGGTGGAACGGCAAGCGCTATCGCATGCACGTCGCGCACGTCGGCGAAGACGGCATCGAGCCGAACGTGCCGTACCGTCTCAACGCAGACGGCTCGTTCGAGCGCGCCGACAAGAGCGCGTAGCAGCCGGCATGAGCACGACCCAACTACCAGCGCCGTACCCGCTGTTCTGGCCCGAAGAGTGGCCGCGCACGCCGTACGCCAAACAGCACCGCTCGAAGTACGAGGTGCCGTACCTGCAGGCGCAGACCGAGGCGCTGCAGAGCCTCAAGCGCATGGGCGTTCGGCAGTGGAGCCTGTCGAGCAACCTGCGCGTGAAGTCGGGCCTGCCGCCCACCGAGGGACGCGGCGCCCGTGAGGATCCTGGCGTCGCGCTCTGGTGGCTCGACCCGAAGCGCCAGGAGACGCGCGTGATCGCCTGCGACATGCACCCGAGCGTGCGCGAGAACATCCGCGCGATCGGGATGGCGCTCGAGGGCCTGCGCGCGATTCAGCGCAGCGGGGCGACACAGATCCTCGATCGCACCATGCAGACGTTCGCAAACAAGGGGTTGCCCGCGCCCAAGCCCGAGTGGGTGTACACGCTGGGCCTGGTCGACTACCCGGCGAGCGTGGCGCACGTCGAGGACGCGTTCCGCACGCGCAGCAAGATCGCGCACCCGGACGCGGGCGGCTCGCACGAGCTGTTCATCGAACTGCAGGGCGCGCGTGATGCTGCGCTGGCGTGGCTGCGGGGGCCGCGATGAGCGAGCGGGCACAGTGCAAGAGCTGCAACGCCCACATCCTGTGGGTGGAGACCGAGAACGGCAAGCGCATGCCGCTCGACTTCGAACCCGAGCGCCGGTTCGTGATCGAAGCCGGCAAAGACCCGATGAAGGCGCGCATGCGCAACACGTACGTCTCGCACTTTTCGACGTGCCCGAACGCTGACCGATGGAGGAAGACGTGACTCCGCTTGAGGCCGCACCAGGAGACCTTGTCCAGCACGAGGCAGGACACTGGGCGCGTGTCGTCCCACGCGCGTTCCCCTTCGGGATCACGGTGCGCGAGCTCGATCGGAGCGGGCGACCAGCCCGCAAGCGCAACGTCTGGATGACGACAGACGTCGTAGCGCGCGTGCACAGGAGGCCGTAGCCATGGGTGCCGCACGAGACCACAAGCCCGCGCCGCTGCTGACCGTCGAAGACGTGATGGAACGTCTTGGCTGCAAGTACGGCAAGGCCAGCGAGGTGATGCTCTCGCTCGCCCACGTGCGCGTCGGGCGCCTGCTGCGGATTCGGCCTGAAGTACTCGAGCGTTGGATCTCTGGAGGCGGCGAGTGGCACGGAAAGCAAGCAGTAGACTCTATCTCCGTGGACTCATCTGGTGGGCTTGGGGATACGACGTCAACGGGAAGATCTGGCGCGAAAGCACCAAACAGCGCGACAAGAGAACGGCGCAGCTTGCCGCGCGCGAAATCGAGCGCCGATATGCTGCTGACTCCAACGCGGCGCGTTCGTCGAAAGTCACGCTGAAGATCGCGATGGCCAACCTGCTCGACCTGCAGCGCAAGAAGGGCCGGGCGGAGAACACCGTCCGCGCGACGAGCTACCACGCGCGGCACCTCATCGAGCTGCTCGGCGCAGACCGCCCGATCACGACGATTACCATCTCGGACACCACGCGCTACTTCGAACAGCGCCTCGAGCAGGGCGGCGACCGGCACACCATCCACAAAGAGCTCATCGCGCTCAAGCAAGCGTGGAAGCGCGTGGCCAAGCTCGCCGGGCTGCAGCCGCCGCCCGACCTCAAGCCCGAGGAGATGGGGCAGGTCTACAAGCCCCGCGAGCGCTGGCTGCCGCGCGCCGAGTACACCGCGCTGATCGAGTCGCTGGCCGTGACCTCTGGCCGGACCGAGGAGCTGCGCGCGGACTACATCACCGCGTGGTGCTTCACCGGGCTGCGCCGCGCCGAGCTCACCGCGTACAACCGCGAGCGCGACCTCGACGTGGCCAAGCGCGAGCTGAAGGTGTGGGGCACCAAGACGGACAAGGCCGAGCGCGTCGTGCCGCTGGCCAACGAGGCCTTCGAGGTGTTCTCCAGGCGCGCGAGCTTCCCGCCGTGGACCAACGACCGGCGCGACCTCGAGGTGGCGTGCAAGCGGGCGGGCATCGCCAAGGCCAGCCCTAACGACTTCCGGCGCACCTTCTGCAGCTGGCTGTGCCAGGCAGGGGTGCCCGAGCGCATCACGGCCGAGCTGATGGGGCACGCCTCGACTGCCATGGTGCGCGCGGTGTACAGCCACTTCGACACGGCTTCGCTGGTGTCCGCGGTAGCCCGGATCAGTGTGAAAGACGTTGTGCAAGAATCTATGCCGTGCACGGGTCCCAGCGAGCCTCTACGCGACTCGTGTATGGGGGTTTTGCCGTGAAAAGTGGCAGTCCCAGCAGGATTCGAACCTGCGACCTATCGCTTAGAAGGCAAAGCGGGCCACACGCAAACGCAAGCGATAGCGCCAGCTTACAGCACGAGGCGGGCCCGCTGTGCAAGCACGTGAACAAAGCCGCTGGTGGGTATTGAGCGGCGGTTTTCAAACCGTCCGAAAGGTGAGTGACCATGGATAGTTCAGAGAAAACTGGGGGCGAAACGGGGGCGGTGACCAGGGCTGACAGGGAGGCCGCGCTCGCTGCGTGGAACGGGCCTAATCCGCCGCCGGTGGTGTTGGCGGTGAACGCCACGATCAAGCCGTGGCTGGAGACGGGAGAGCCCATCCTCGATGGCTCTCCCATGACCAGCCTGACCAAGGCGCTCCAGCGCATCGCAGCCGGGTACGCGGCGGCCAGGAACGACGGCATTCGCGCCAGCCTGGCGGTCGTGCAGGCCAAGCAGCACGAGTGGCACGCGCTGCACGAGGACGCCGCCATCTGCGTGGCCGACGGGTCGGTGGAACCGGGAGCACGCGACGTCATCGCAGCTGCCGGCAATGTCCTCTACGACGCATGCGAGCGGATTGCCGCGCTGACCAGCGCTACGCTCGCCCCATGAAGCGCCGACGCCGCCCCACCGCTGAGCAGCTCGCCTGGGTCGACCGCGCCGCCCAGGAGCGGCGGCTCGAGCTCGGGCTGCCGGCAGTGCCACCGGAGAACGAGGAGTACGAGCGGCTGCAGGCCGAGCGGAAGCGCAAGCGGCCGAAGGGGAAGCGATGATGTGGTGTCCACGATGCGGAATCCTGGTCGGAGAAATGACGCGCACGTGCCCGTACTGCCCGCCCAAGCGGGCCGAGGAACCACGCGTACAGGTCGTCAACGGCGTTCGCATTGCAGCGCTCAGGTTGCCGGACATGGCTGAGAAGAAAGCGGGGAAGTGATGGGTTCGCGCGACTTCTACACCGACGCCGAGATAGCAGGCATGGAAGCGGCTGACGAGTGGCGCCCGCGCCTGGAGGCGAAGGAGCGCGAGATCCGCCGCCTGGAGCGCAAGGTCAAGAAGCTGGAGGACGAGCGCGATCGGCTCATGCTCAAGCTGGACGACGCGCTCGATGCGTCCGGCGCCTGATGGGCGATCTAGTTGACAGAACACGCATTTTGCGCAGCTAGCGCGCCGGCGGGATCCCGCTCGGCAGCGTGTGCCCGCCCTGGATGGCGCGTCGCAGCTCCCCGAGCTCGCCGGCCAGCGCCTCCGCCCGGGCCTCCGCCTGCGTCGCGCGCGCACGCTCCGCGCCGGCCTCGCGCGTGAGCTGGTCGACCTGCCCCTCGAGATAGGCGCACCGGCTGGACGCGGCGCCGAGCTGCTGCTCGAGCTGATCGACCTGCTGCTGCAGTCGCTCCCTGGCAGCCTGCTCGCGGTCCAGGTCGCGGCGGAGGTCCCCCAGTTGCGCGACGAGTTCGACGACAGCCTTCGCGCTGGCAGCGTCCTGAGCCGCGCTGGCCTCTTCCTTGGCCGCGCTGGCGTCGCTACGGCGCCGGATGGCGTGCGCCAGGGCCACGATCAGCCCCACCAGCGCACCGCCCATGGCTGGGCCTGCGAGCCACTCAGGCACGGAGGTACTCGCGCGCAAGCTGCTCGATCTCCTCGGGCTGGGCGCGACGCACCGTCGCTTGCATCGCGACAGGCACCGCCTGGACGTGCGCCCCGTCCCAGTACTTGCGCCCGGTCTTGGGATCGGTGAGCCGCACGCGCGTGAAGCCGAGCCCAAGGGCCTTCGCGTGCAATCGGTCGAAGAAGTCGCACCGGTGGTTCGCGCAGCCGTACTTGTGCCGCGCGCAGATGATGTCCGCCGCGATGCGGTAGCAGTGCATCGACGGCCCGCCCTTTACTTGGCTCTTGCCGGCCGCCACGAGTTCGGCGCTGCGTTCCGGCGTGCGGTAGGTCTCGTGCAGCATTGGCTCGTACCCGTCCTCACGCAGCCAGGCCATGAGCCGCTCGACGCGCTCGCGCACGGGCGGCAGCAGCTGATCCAGACCGGTGAAGCGGGTCACGGCGCCACCCACGCCAGCGCCACCGTGGCGCCGACCAGCGCTGAGACGCCGGCCACGAGGATGGCGCGCACCACCAGCGTACGCGGGTCGAACAGCGGCGCGCTGGGCTGCACCGCCATGCGGTGCTCGAGCGCTTCGAGGGCGCGACTGTTGCGCTCGAGCAGCACGCTCTGCTGCACGATGGCGTCGGTCAGCTTCACCGCGATCTCGTCCTGCATCGTCGCAACCTCCTCAACCTCCGCGGCAGCGGCACGCGGATCACTTCTGTCGCTTCTCGCCGAGCTCCTCGACGTACTCGCGTGCGAGCTCTTTCAGATCCTGCGCTTCGGGCTCGCCGAACGTCTCGATCAGCCAGCGGGCGAAGCGCTTCCCCTTCGCTGCGCGCCGAATGACGATGCGGCGAGCGATGCGCGGCACAAGGCGCGCGCCAACCTCGGCGGCCTTGCGAGCGAGCGGGTTCATGGTTCCCGCTCCTTGATCTTCGCGTCGCGCAGCATGTCCACCATGTCGCGCGTCTCCTGCGACGGCGGAGGCAGGATGCTCTCGCGCTTCACGCGCGCCTCGAGCTCCTGCGCCTCGCGCGCCGTCATGTCGCCCGGCCACTTGAGCGCGAACATCACCGCCGCCAGGAAACCAGCTGCGTACAGGTGCGTGGGCGTCACCTGCGCGTCGGCCCTTTGCGCGAGCTCGATGGCCTCCACTACGGCGCCGATCGCGCCGCCGACGAAGGCCAGGATTCGCAGTAGCTTGGACATGTTCATAACGCTGCCTCTCCTCACGGTGCGAGCCCGAATCTGGCTTGGATGTAGCGCTGCGCGATCGCCCGCTCGTACGGCGAGAGCACGCGCTTGAAGATGTAGGTAAACGGCCACTCGCCGACGAACGGGAAGTCATTCGATGTGGCGTTCGCGCCCAGGCGCAACGTAACGCTCGCGTTGCCGGCGTTCGGAGCCTGCGCCTGCGCGCCGCTGGCGATCAGCGTGCCCTTGAGGCGCAGGGCGTAGTTCGGCGAGGACGTCGAGCTGTAGCTGGCGTTGGCGTATGTCGCCGTGTTGACGGCCACGCCTGCAGCAATGTCGGCCTCCACCGGAAATCCGGCCGCCGAGCGCGCCACGCGGAAGTGCAGGCCGTTTGTCCCGCTCGTCCGGTACCCGAGCATGAAGCCGTTGACCGTGGCGGAGTCCTGCAGTCTCAGCGTGCACTGCAACATGCCGAAGGCGACGGCGCTGGTTGGGCGGAAGCCGGTGAAGATCTCGAACCCGCTGCCGTTGTGGCCGGCATTCCACGCGCTCGCAGCCTCGCTCGAGTCGTAGCGCAGCGGGCTGGCAAACGTGGCGGTGAGCGCTCCGGCAAAGTTAGCGTTCGTCGTCGGCAGAAGGACTTGTTGAGCGCCTGTTGCCGCGAGCGTCTTGGCCACGTCGAGCGTGTTGGGGAAGTTCGCCACTTTCGTGGGGTCGACGCCGTCGGCCGCGTACGTGGCTGCCTCGAACCGGTAGTCGCCGATGCGGAAAAGCGACGCGAACAGCACATCGATCGACCGCTTCTGGCCTGGGTTCCGCCTGCAGCGCCCGCGACGGCTCATACGTCCTCCTGGATGATCAGCGTCTCGTCGTACACAGCCGCTGTTGACGAAGCGCCGTCCGTGGAGATCTGAATGTCCCCGGCCCTCTCCACGGTGTTGTTCGCGCTCGGTACAGACTGGAACCGCGAACCACGCGCGGACCCGCTTGCCACGACCGTCAGCGTGCCGGTGATGTTCGTGTAACCACCGCCTGCGGCCGGCTGCAGAGCGGCGGTGATGACCGAGTTTGCGCCCGTGATCGGGCCCCCGAGGTAGCCACGGCGGCCGATGATCTTGCCGGCGCAGGGGCTCTTGACGGAAGCCGAGCTTGCGGTACTGACGTCCGACAGCCTGATCGTCACCTCGCGCGTACACGGCACCGTGCCGACTCCGTGGTTGCCGCGGCCTGTGGCGAAGCCGGCCGCGAGCTCGTCCGACGCTGGGCCGATCACGCGTTTCAAAAATCCCGTGTGCAGGTCGTAGAATCGGTCGCCTTCGAAGTGGACGTCGACCGTGCCCTGGCCGTACATCCACGCGCCGTAGCCCATGTCGGTCCGCGACTTGTTGCGCGCTGTGTTGCCGCGGCTCGTCGCTTCGATCCTTCGCCCCGAAGTGGCCTCGTAGTGATACCCAGCGTTTCCTGCGGCTCCGGAGCCGGATCCGTTGACGTCACACACCTTGTTGTTTGCGACCGTGAGGCCGTAGATGCTGCCAGAGTCAGTAACGAAGCGAAGCCCGTAAATCACGGTCGCGTCGCACTCGTTCTCGCTCACGAGAGCGTCGTGTATGTCGCCATGGTCGGCGACCAGATAGAGACCGCGGCAGCGCTTGAGCACGTTACGGCTGGCCCGGATGTTCCGCCCGGTGACGTTGATCCAGACGCCAGCGTGGTCGGCGCCGTCGACGTAGTTGTCAGAGACGTCGAGCCCGTCGACGTCGTCAGTCGTGTCCACTGACTGCACTCGGATTCCGTACGAGCCATCGTACGTGCCCTCATCGTTGATGATGGTATTGCCGCAGACACGGAAGTCGCGGCTGTACCGCGCGGTGCGCAGCAAGATCCCAAAATGCTCGCCGTCTGGAATCGATTCCACGCTGCCGTAGATGGTGTTGCGAAGGATGTGGATTGTGTCCATCTCCGCGACCGAGAACTGCTCCCCGTCTGGCCCGACGTAGATGGCGCCGCCGCTCCACGAGTCCTTGATGACGTTGTCCTCTATGTAGCAGCGATTCAGGATAGGATCGGGCACCGCGACGCTATCCGCCGCGACATACGACACCGCGTAGTTGAGCGGCTTCTCAATGCGATTGCGCCGAACCCAGCAGCCGTCACCGCCGCTATCGCCCGCCATCTTGAGCTGCATGTTTCGGATCTCGCAGTCCTCGACAATCAGCCGCGTGCCGCCCTGCGCGAGCACAGCATGGAGCGTGGACTCTCCCAGAGTCGCGCTGGCCGCAGCGGCGTCTGTCATGTAGATGCGGCAGCGTCGCACAGCGCAGTCCGTTGCGGCGTTCGCGTTGATGGCGGTAATGAAGTCCACGAACGCCTGCAGCTCGATCGTCAGGTCCTCAACTGCGCAGCGACTATTGCCCTGGAAATGGATGGCCGGGCTCCACGTGCCGGGGAGCACCAGCTTTGTCACATCCATGCCAGCGCCGCGCACCGTGACGTTGTCTGCCAGCAGCAGCGCCACGAACGAGTTGTTGCTGAGCGTGAACGTGCCGGGTCCGAGCTCTACGACGCCTCCGGTAGAGGCCAGCGTCAGGCACGCCGCGCGCAACCGATCGCCGTCCGAGCCGAGACCGAGGCCGGCGCCGAAGGATGACGCCCTCACTGTGTTTTGCTTGTATTGCAGCCGGTACTGCCCGTTGGGGCAGTCGATGCGGCCGAAGTCGGTGCCGTTGATCTGTCCGCCGCTCGCGCCCGCGAAAAACTTATACTCGTCCCCTCCGCGGTCGCCTGCTGCTGCGAACCCAGACGTGATAACGGACTCTCCGTCGCTCAGTCCAGGCCGCGACGATAAGCCCAGCGTCAACTGCCCGACAAGTCCCGCCGAGATGCGCGTGATCGCCGGTACCGCAATCGGATCGCCGCTTAGTTCAAGCGGGTCGTAGTCCAGCAGGGCAAAGGCTGCCTTTAGGTCGCGGTAATACTTGGTGTTCGGCACATCGGCGCTCGTGTCGGGGATCTGAGTGACCAGATCCTCCGCGTACACAGTCAGTCCGATGTTGGGCCAAACGAGCATTACTTGTTCCCGACGTTCCCCTCGCTGCAGCGAATGGCGACTTTGCCAGTGCCCGCAGATTCGAGGATGTGGTTGAAGAACTTGGCATCATTGGGGACGATCGCGCTGATCGTCTCCCCGGGGGACAGGTTCCATCCGGCGCGCGCATCGCCGGCCGCGAACGATGCCGACGTCTGCCCGTACACCAACGTCTGAGCTGCCACGGAAAACGCCACGTCCAGGCCCAGCGAAGCGTGCTCGTTTTTGATGTTGACGTACTTCCCCTGGTACGGATAGACGGGCCTTCCGTCCTGCATCGTGTCCGAGTTCATCTCTGGCGATGCCGCGACCTCTGACGTCGCGAAGCGGATCGTGTTGAGGCCGGGGTCTCCGTTCGTCGGAGTGGCGGATGCTCTCGGTCCGTAGTAGCTCGCTGCTTTGATTTCGGCGTTCGAGGCCATGTGCTCTCCTACTGTCCGGCCATGATTTCATCGGTGCGCGACGCCCAGACCTCATCGCGCGGGTCCATATCGGTGTTCACCTTCGCGCGCGGCGTAACCGGCGCGAGGTTGGGATTCTGCTGCTGCTCCGACGCGGGCTGCTGAATACCCTGGTACCAGGCGACCTGCTCGCCCGCAGAGGACATCGGCATGCCGAGCAGGTACGCGAGCTTCATGCGCTCGCGCGCCGTGGGGGCGCGCTTCGAGGCATCCACACGCAGCTTCGCGCGCTGGACGAAGATGTCGTACAGGCGCGGCGTGAGCGCCCGCAGCGTTTCGATGTCCTCGACCGATCCCACGCCCGCAGAGAGCCGCTCGAGCGCGGCCTGCGGATTCATGGCGGCTTGGACGTAGCGCCCGTTGCGCCGCGCCGTCTGCGCGTCCACACGCCCCGGCGTGCGCTGCAGCGGGTCGGACGCGTCGAGCGGCGGCGCGACCTTGCTGGCGATGAAGGCCGCGCGCGCGGTCACCTTGTCGCGCAGCACCGCCGCGAGCTGCGGGTCCTGCTGGGCGATCTCGGCCACGCTGGCGTCGAGATGCTTCGACTCGGGCGAGTCGGGATTCTGCAGCGCGACCGCTTTTTCGGTTGCGCGCTGGATCTCGCGCGCTGAGGCGAGCTTGACCGCAGTCCGCGCTACCGCGCGCCGGTCGGGCTCGAACACGGCGCGCACGGCCGAGTCGGCCTGGCGCACCACACGCTGCTGCGCCTCGGCCGCGCCCTCCGCGAGCCGCCCCAGCATCGTCGTGGTCTCCGCCTTGCGGGAGAGGCGATAGAGGCCCGCGGCCACCGTCGACTCGAATCGCGGGCGCACCACCTGGCTAACCACGCCCGTGGCGAGGCCGCCCAGCGGGTCCCCGAGCGCCGCGGCTCCGCCCACGCCCGCTAGCACGTCGTTGAGGCCCATGCGGTTGTTGGCGCGCGCGGTGAGCACGCCTTCCTCAGCCTGCTTTGCCGCGAGCGCAAGGTGGCTGTACTCGCGCTTCGCCTGCTTCAAGCGCGCGAGAAAATCGCCCTTAGCCACGCCGTCCGATGCCTGCTCGAACGTGTCTTCCAAGACGCGTCGGATGTCGCGCATGGAGTCGGTCGCAAGGTCCGCGGTGTTGGCGGAGTTCCACTTGAGGTCCGGCCGGGTGTCGAACGCGCGCCGCAGCTCGTGAAGCTCGCGCAGCGTGATCTCGTCCCCCGAGCTGAGCGCCTCGGCCAGGCCGCTGGCCTGCAGCTTCGAGCGCACCGCATTCGCGACGTCCCGCGTGCCCGGCATGTCGAGCGGGGCGATCACCTCGTCCTCGATCCGCTGCAGCACCGCCGGCCGGCTCGTCACGCCCTCGCCCACCTCGTCCAGCATCGCCGAGAGGCGCTGACCCGCGGCCTCGCGCGCGGCGGGGAGTCGCTCGGCGATTTCCTCCACCGTGTCGCCCGCGCGCACGAGCTCCTTCTGCAGGAGCGTCTGCCCCACCGCCGCGGCGCCGCCGTAGCGCTCGGCCATGCGCTGCGAAGCGCGGTTCGTGCGGCCCACAGCCGCCTTGTAGGCCGCCTCGCCCGCAGCCTCGGAAACGCTCGGGAGGCTGTCCATCAGCGCGCCCGCGGCCCGCTTGGCACCGCGCCCGACCGCGCGCCCCGCCGCTCCCAGGCCGGCCATGCCGAGCTCGAGCGCGGCGCCCGTCGTGAGGCCGCTCCAAGCGTGATCGAGCATGCGCTCGGCTGTGATGTCCACGTCGCCGTTCGCCGCGTCGTCGAGCACTGTGCGCAGCGCCACGTCCGCCGCGCTCTCGAGCCCCGTGGCCGCCGCGCGCACCGCCAGCTGGCCTGCCTTGCCGGCGCCCCACGCCGCGGCCTTGCTGCCGAGCGACGCAGCCATTTTGGCGCCCAGGCTCGCCTCGAGGCCGGCCGGAAGCAGGCGCGCAGCCGTGCCCGCCGCGCCGGCGCCGCCGGAGAGCAGCGCGGGGGCCACAGCGCCCACCACCTGGCCCACGGTCGACGTAACCGGGTTGTACTCTTCACGTAGCCGACGCTCGCGGTCGTAGCCATCGTCGACCAGGCCGGCGACCGCGCCGTAGGCGCCCAGCGTGGCCCCCTGCGCGGCGCCCTCGAGGCCGGCCGCCACCTGCGAACCGACGTCGCCGTATTCCTCCGTCTCGATCTGCTTGGCTACCTGCTCGGGCGTGGCGAGCTGGTAGCCATCGCCAAGCGCCGGGAGTTCCGCCTCGTCGACCGTGCCCAGATTTCCGAGCGGCGAAACCACGTACACGCGCCCGTCCGCCGCGCGCGCCGGCTGCGGCCCCTGCGGTGCGTCCACGGGCTGCAGCAGCTCGGCCTGGAGCGCCGCGTCTGGGTCCAGGTCTGGCGGCGCCTCCGCGGGCGCCGGCTGGAGCAGCGAGGCTTGCAGCTCCTCGTCGGTCACTGTCCACCGCCTTGCGCGAGGAGATCCGCCGGCTGGGCGATGAACGAGCCGCCGGCCACGGTCGGCTCCATCCAACCAGCCGCACGCAGCCGCGCGACCTGCGTGGGGTGCACGTCGAACGTCTTGCCGTCCGGCCGCGTCATCTTCACGGGCTGCGCGGTGCCCGCCGGCGCGGCCGGCTTGGCCAGGCCACCGCCCACGCCGGATTGGAACGTCTGCGACCCCCCTCCCGCGGGCGGCCCGCCCGCTGCGCCACCAGCGCTGCCCAAGCGCGTGTCGTACTCGGCGAGCATCTTCTGCAGGCCGCGGCGACGCACCGCCGGATCCCCCGACGTGATGCCCCAGCCCTTCTTTTTCTTGTCCTGCTCGTCCTTGCCGATCGCGGCGCCCGACTCATCACGGAGCAGAATGTCCGCCACAGCTTGAATGTCGGCTTCCATGTTGAGCGCGCTCGTGCCGCGAAATGCCTCCGGCACGTGTTCTGCCCAAGGATGCGGAACTGCGGCGCCAGACTCGAGCTTCGATCGAAGATTTGTGACTGCAGGCGTGACGCCCGTGAGCAAGCGCTGCATCTTGCGCTCGTCGGCACTCTGCGCGCCGCCCTTCGCCGCTGGGTCCTCGTGCAGATCCTTGCGACCCTTCTCCATCCTGGTGCGCTCGCCAAGCACCTTTTGCCCAGCCTCGCCCAAGATCTGCGAAGGCATCTGCTCGAGCTGCTCGAAAGGCACCTTCCAGAAGTAGTCTTCCGCTGCGCTGCGCTGCTGCGCGCCCGCGGCCTTCGCCTTCGCCTCCTGCATCGCGCGCAAGCCCGCGCGCGTCTGCATGCGCAGCTGAAGCTGCGTGTCGCGCGCGGCCTGGCGCATCTCGGCGCTCTTGCTTGTCTCGGCAATCTGGCCGAGCGCAATCTCGGTCTCGTTCCCTTCGAGAGCCGCTATGCGGCTCGCCACGTCCAGGTCATGCGTGGCGCCCGACCGGTCGCGATCGATCATGCTCAGCGCGTTCTGGTACAGGTCGCTGTTGGCGCGCCGTTCGGCCTCCCAGCGTCCCGGATCCTGGCCGAACATGCCGGCGAGCATCTGCGCGCCCTGCGCCGCGCCGCCGCCTCCCTGCGTCTGTGCGACCATGGCCACGATGCCCATTACCTTGCTGAGCGTGCTCTGCGGCGGCGGCTTGGTGTGCGCCTTCATGTCCTCGTAGATGCGATCCGCCTCGGCCTGATACTGGTCCTCATGCTCGCGCCGGCGCGCTACGTCCGCGCGCGCGGCCTCCGTGCCAGCGCGCGCGCGTGTTGCTTGCTCGCCGCGCAGCCCAGCCGCCTGCTCGTGGCCGCGAGCCTGCGTCTCGCCCATCTCGCCCGCGAGCGAGATCCGGGCGTTCGCGTCCTCGAGCTGCGCTCGATCGAGCTCCCGAAGCGTGCGCGCGGGCGCGCCCTTCGGCGCGCGCAGGCTCATGTCCGGCGAGGCACTCGGGGGTGGCGCAGGGGCGGGCGGAGGCGCGGCCATCTGGGAGCGCTGCAGCGCTTCCTGACCCATGTTCAGCTCGTCGGGCCGGCCGCCTGCCATGGCGTAGGCGCGCGCAAGCTCATCTGCGCTCAGCTGCCCCGCGAAGTTGCCGAACCCCAGGCCCATTACTTCTTGCCCCCCATCATTCCGCCCACGCCCTGAAGCGCCGCGCCGTACGCGCCGCCCATGAACCCGCCGACGAGCCCGAGAATCCCTCCGAGCCCGCCTCCCTCTTTCTTCTTCTCCTCCTGCTCCCAGGCCGGCGGAGGTGGCGCGCCCGTGGGCGCCGTGGGCGCCGCGGGCGCTTGGATGCCCTGCGCCGGCTGCTCGACGCGGTAGTCGGCGCCGACGTTGCCAAGCGCGCCGTTGACTTGGTCGATCGACAGCTGATCTGCGAAGTCGCCGAGCCCGAACTTGTTCACGCTGCACCTCCAAACATCCCAGCGGGATCGAGGAAGATCTTCTTGAACATGCGCTGGCGCTGCCCCGCTGCTTGCTGCTGCCGCGCCTGCTCATAAGCCCCACTCGCTGCGAGCTGCGAACCTTCCTGGCCGGCCTCGGCCGCCAGGAACTGCCCGCGCTTCCCAGCGCCCGCCGCGGCAGCAGCGTCTTGCACGCCGAGTCCGATTTGAGCATCGGTGGCGGCAAGTCCCGCACGCTGCGCGCCTGTCTGGAGCCCGGTCTGAGCGTTCGCTTCCGCAAGTCCCGCGCGCTGCGCATTGGTCGCAAGTCCGAGCTGCGCGCTCTGCCCAGCCAGCCCCGCGCGCTGTGCGTTCGCCGTCGAGCCCGCGGCCGCGTTCGACTCGGCCACGCCCGCGCGCAGCGCGCCCGTCCGCAGCCCAAGATCGGCGCTCGCCGCAGCGAGGTCGCGCTGCATGCCGGAGGCGGCCTGGCCCGCAGCCACGTCCGCCTGCGTGACGTCGCCTTCGAGGCCGAGCAGGTTCGCCGCCGTGCCCGTCTGGACCTGTTGCCGACCAGCCTGGATACCGGCTGCGCCCTGATCTTGCTGGCCAACGCCGGCCCGGATGGCTGCCGCGCGGTCGATCGCGCCCTGCTCGAGCGCCAGGAGCTGGTTCATCTCCTGCGCGCGCGTTGCAGCGCCAGTCAGCGCTGCATCTCGGTTTGCCTCAGCCGAGGTGGCGAGAGCGGTGCGAATCGCATCGTTGCCGCGGCCAGCCGCAAGGCTGAGAGCCTGGCGCTGCACGCGCTCCGCGCTCGCCTTCTCGGCCAAATCCGCTGCGCTCTGGTAGCGCCCAGCGGCAGCTCGGCCACTCGCTTCGAGCTCACTCGCTCCGCGCAGGATGTCCCCACGACCCGCGCGGTAGTCCGTGAGCGCCTGGTCCGCGCCGCGACCGTACGTGAGGGCCTGCCTCGCGCTCAACTGCCGCTGCGCCTGCACGTTGCCGAGCACGTCACCGTATTGCTGCGCTGCGCGGGCCCGCTCCGCCGCCACGTTCTGCTCGACGTTCTGAATACGACCTTCGCCGTATGCGCGCTCTCCCAGCGCCGCGGCATCCACGTTGCCGAACGCCGTGTTGGCGCGATTGCGCTCACTGTCGACGCGCTGCTCGACGTTCTGAATGCGGCCTTCGCCATAGCCGCGCTCGGCGAGAGCCACGTCGGACAGGCCACGGAAGTCCTGGTTTGCTTGAGAGCGCTCGCCCTGCAATCGCTGATCGAGCGCTGTGAGATTGCGGCCCGCCATTACGCACTCGTTCTCCATGCCCGCGAGCCCGGCATCCTCACGGGCTGTGCCGGAGCTCACGTTGGCCTGGTTGCGGCCACGTAGTAGGTCGGCTTGTTCCGGCGAACCGCCGTAATACTGCTCGCGCGGCTTGGCCGCGTTGCGCTTCTCCTGGCGCTGCTCGCGCCGACGCTCCCTGATCTTCTTTCTCGGCAGCGCCATGGCTACTTCCTCCCCGTCTGACGGAGCGACTGCGCGCGCTTGCCAGAGTTGCGCAAGAGCTCGACCGTCAAGTTCAGAGGCTGCATTCCGGCCCCAGTCGAACCGGTCTCCGTGAGCAGCAGCTCGACCGCGCGCGCGGCCATGTTCTCCGGCTCTGGCCACAGGTCGTATCGGTCGTTCACAACCGCGTCGTTCACATCCGCAGACGAGTAGACCTTCGCAGTCTGGAGCGCCTCGTAATCCGTGCCCATCTGCAACGTGGCACCGTGCGTGCCCGCCTTCGCAATACGCACCATCACGCTCTGCAGCACGCAGTCCTCTTGCGGACCTCCAGGGAGCACACGGCCGGTGCGCATCGACATCTGCGCAGTCGTCGACACCGACGTCGGATCAATCGCAAACAGCGCCGTAGCCGCGTCACTGAAGTACAGCGCCTTGCCGCTCCACGGATCTTGGGCGACTGCAGAGACTGCGCCCGACGAACTGAACACGTTCGCGTCCCACGTCGTCCAGCCCTTCTTGAGGAAGTTATAGACGAACGCCGTTCCGTTCGAGGCAAACACCACGATCTCGTGCTGGTCGCGAAACACGACTGCGCCCACGATGTCCACGTTTGCGTTCACATCATCGAGCACACCGAACACTTCGCCGGCCACTGCGAAGCGGTTGCCGGACCGAAACAAGATCCCAGCCGGAGTGAGCACCACCGAGTCAGTGTCCGTGCATGGGATGTCCGACAGTTGGCGTGGCTGCGCAAAAAACGGCGGGTTGTTGATCGCGTCAGGACCTTCACCGTCCACCGTCCACACACCCGTGGACGAAAAGAAGAGCGGCGCCTCGTTCCAGTTTTCTAGCGCGACGACAGTGCCAGCCGCAGCGGTGAAGTCCACGTACTGCGTGGGATTCATCGCGGGGAAGATGCCTTTGAGCGCCTCGGTCGAGAGCGGCTGCGAGTAGTAGGCACGATTGAACTCCGCATCGAGCACCCACAACCGATCACCGATCACCTTCGCGTCGCGCATCGCGTTCGGAGAGAACGGAAGCTTCATCTCCCTCGCGCCACCCGCGCTGTAAAGCGGTGGCGTGCTGGCGTCCTGAATAGGATCGAACACCGTCAAAAACGCCAGCCAGTAGGCTGAGCTCGACGCCACGGTCTCAGCCGTCGTCTGAGCGTACAGCGTAGTGCCGCTGGCCTGCGACGCGTAGATCGTCACCGAGTAGGCACCCTGCGTAACGCGATTGCTGTAGGTCACCGGCACCGTGACCCACAGCCGCACGGCAGTGGCCGCGGGGCTCAGCGTGATGATGTTGCTTGGCGGGCTGCGGTGCACGTGGCCGGCGCCGTCGCGCCACGACACAACCGCCGCAAACAAATACGTTCCGGTGAGAGCATCCCCGCTGCCGCCGGTGGCGCTGCCTGTAATCTTGGGCGCGCGCGCGGGCTGGAACTCGGTTAGTTCGGCGCCGTCCCACACCGCAGGCTGAGCTGCTGCGATGATTGCCTGTCCACTGACGAGCGTGGCGAGCCTCGGATTCGCCGGGCTCCAATCAAACTCCACGTAACGCACGACGAGCCCGCCACGCGAGATTCCGTCGAGGTCGTCCGCGACATACAGGAGCCGCATTTTGCGATCGGCGGCAACGTACACGCTGCTGTTGCAGCCGAGCGGGCTGCCATTGTAGTAGCGATAGACGATGTCGGACCCCACTCTGCCGAGGATGTCGAACCGAAGCTCCGCCCCAGGTCCCACCGAGTACCGAGGGCGCATGAGCTCGATGCTCGGATCGGTGACGAAGGCCTCGTCCGTCGGATCGGCCGCGAGCGCGTAGTAGGGGAGCATTGAGAACACTGGATAGAACTGCGTCGAGCTCTCCACCTTCACCGTGCAGATCGGTGCGATCATCTGGTACCAGGGGATTTGCGACGCTGAGGTAAGCCCGCCGCCGGCGTACGCCCGTGCCTCTACCTGCGTGCCGCCGGGCGTGGCCGTGCTGGTCACGACGCCTGCGCGCGTCACGGCGAACACGGCCGAGTTGAGCGAATACGGCGCGGCCGTCTTGTAAAAGCCGCAGCTCACGCCGCCGTCGGCTGCCCACCACATCCTGTTTGTCTGCGACCACGACGTCGCCAGCGTCGTTGGGTTCGCCGCAAACAGGCTGCAGTTTCCCGCTGGCCAGCTAACCATCCACGCAAGCTGTCCGCTCGTCCCGTCGTGCACGTACGCGATCGCGTGTTTCGCAGACGCATCCGCGCCCGTCGCAACATCGAGCCCGGTGCTCACCGTGAGTGTGGTCGGATTCACTCGCAACAAGCGCGCGTTGTTGCTCGCAGCCTGAAAGCACACGATGTAGACGTTGCTGGTGTCCGCCTGGTCGTAAGCGATCGCCGCGGAGCCGAGCGTGATGGCAGTGGGTGTGAAGATCGTGCTCGGCGCGCCCAAGGTCACGCCCAAGCTGGCGACGGTCAGGCGCGCTGCCAGGATCGCGTTCGTGGATGTGCTCTTGTACCAGAGCGTCACCTGTCCGCTGAACGCGGTGAGCGCCAGAAACGGATTGCCGATCGACGAGCTGTACAGCACAAGCCGCGTGGGCGGACAGACGAGCTCGCCGTCCGCCCCGATCACCGTGACCGCGATGTAGCTGACCTCCACGGCCGACACGATCGTGTCGCCAAGCGTCGCAAAGTAGGTGTAGCCGGTGGACGGGTCGTGCGCGACAGCGGGTCCAACCGCAGCAACAGCGCCGCTCGGCAGCACCCCGGCGCGCGAAACACGCAGCGGGTAGTAGCTGTTCTGCTGCTCGTTCTTGTCGTGCACCGCGCTCAGCGAGCCAACCGCGCCGTCCACAATCCGGCGGTTACCGCCGTCTGCTGGATGAAAGAACGCCAGCGCCGAGTCGTACGCGCGGCTCGGAACGATGCCGCCGCATCGGCGCACGCCCGCCGCGAGCGTGGTTCGCGCCGGAGCCTTCGAAACGCGTCCGCGCGTCGCCGTGAGGCGCGTATTCACGCTCGAAACGAGTCGCGGCCGGTCTCCGAACGGCTGCACCGTCTCGGGGTCGCCGTTTTGGTCGATCCCGAGGTCGAGTGGGAAGCTCAAGAGCTGCGTCTTAGGGTCTGGCATCACCACACCCGCAGCACGGCACGCCCACCGGCTGCCACGCTGTCCTCGATGGTGATGTTCGTCTCCGCGTCGGTCTGCTGGTCGGGGTCCATCACGCGCAGCTCGCCGAAACCGGTGAACCAGAAGTACGCGCCGCGGTACGGACGACCGAGGCCATGCGGAAACTTCTGCGGCGCCAGCGAAGCGGCCATTTGGATTTCGATCACGTTCCCGAACAGCTCGGGAAGCGCCTGCGTGAGCTGCCGGTCGTACTCTGGTAGCGTCGTCTTGTCGCTCGGAGGCTTGATCACGGCAGCCTCCACCACTCGAGCGCACGCGCCTCGCGATTGTCGGCCTGAACGTCGCGCGTCTGAGCCACGCCAACGCGATCGCGGCGCGCCTGATCGCGGATCTGCTGCTCGATCGTGGAACGCTCGCCCGCAAACTCGGCGTAGCCTTTCTCTTGGCGCTGGCGCACCTTGCAGCAGCAGTCGAGCACTACCCACTCGTCCCAGCCGAGCTCCAAAAACACCGTGTCGGCCGCGGCCGTCGGGAACAGGCCCGTCGAATAACGCAGCGCCACGTCGTGCACCGCGCGCGGTGTTGGATAGAACTCGAGCTGGTTACCGAGAAACCGATACATCGGTCGCAAGTTCTCCCAGCTGTAGACCGAATCGCTCGGCCACTGGTCCTCGACGGTGGCCAGGCGGATCGGAATCTGCCAGCCGTTGCCACGGTCCCAGTGCAGCGTGAGCAGCTTGGTGAAGTTGAGCGGCAGCGAGCACGTGGACACGCCCGAGGTAGTCGTAAGCGTCGTGCCTGTTGCGAAGTACGCCTCAGGATTGAACTCGGCCATGAGACCGCACAGCTTTCGCACGCTCTCCTGCACGAGAGAGAGCGCGTCAGCCGTGGTCACGTTCGTGTTGGCCGTGAAAGCAGGAAGCGCGCAGCGAAACCGCACGCGCTCCTGCAGACTCGACACGGTGTGACCGATCAAGCTTCACTCCTCGTCTTCGGGTTCGGCCTCCTCGGCCACGTCGTAGTCGTCGTCGCAGCACGCGAGCATCTCCTTGAACGCAGACGCCACGCGCCCCGGATCGTCGCCTTTCAGCGCACGCATAAGGGCCTTCGCCGCCATCGTGGTCGACTCATCATGGCCTGCCCCGGCCTCGGGCTCCCCCTTCTGGGCGCCCTTGGCCGGGCTCATGCCGATGAGCAGCCCGAGACCTTCCGATCCCTTGGCCATCAGCCGTTTCTCCCCTCGATGCGCGCGTGGATCACGGTGTTCGGCTGGTCGTCCGCTGCGCCGGTGCTGGCGATCTTGGCCGTGATGTCCACGACCGCCGTGCCCTCGGTGTGTGACCACTCGAGCGCCTGATCCACAGCGCCCGCGGGCCGGCCAGCGACCGAGAGCTGCACGCTCACGTTGCGAAGTGCGAAGGGAAGCGTGACGCGCACGACGCCCTCGCCGGTGCGCGCGATGCTCACGACGCCACGGGTCTTTGCCGTATCGATCGTGGGCGCAGCGCCGTTCGCCGTGGTGAAGTGTGCGGTGAAGGCGTAGATGCCATCCGCCACGCCGACGCGCTTCACCAGGCTGTTCAGGTTGTAGTCTCCGTAGGAGGCCATAAGATCACCTCACAGCGCCGGCAGCGTGACGTGCATGAGCTCGTTCACGTGCCATGCGCAGAAGTTGCCGTAGTTGGCCATCATCCCCTTGACCGTGTCGGTGTCGGGATCGAGCCAGAAGTTGCTCGAGCCCATGCTCGACCAGTCCGGCTGATCGCCGCAGCTCGCGCGGATGAACGCAGAGTCGGTGACGAACTTCGCCACGCCGTACGGGCAGCTCGGAGCCTCGATGAACTTGATGTTGTCCACCTTGAACGCCTCGACGCTCAGGTCGTACGTGGTGGGCAACTCCACCTCCACGATGCGCTTGGCCTCGTAGGCCGTGCGCATCGCCGCGCCGTAGAGGGGGTGGATGTAGAAGACGCCCTTCTTGATGGGGCGGCCGATCTCGGTCTGGTACTGCGCCAGAGCACGGATGAACACCGTCTGCATCTGGTCGGTGGTGCCGTCGTAGCGCACGCCCGCGAGGTCGCTCGGCGACAGTGAGCGATCCACGCCGAAGAAGAGCGTCGCACTCGGGTCGCTGGAAGGGTTCCAGTCCTCGAGACCGGCTGCCACCTTCGCCGTGCCGCCGTTCTGCGCGTCGCCCTCGCGGTAGATGTAGTCGTCCGCGACGGCCGTGCCGAACAGCGTGGTGAAGTTCTGGCCGGTGAAGGTCAGGACGCCGGTCTTGGCGTTGACCGCGGTCACGGTGGCCTTGTTGGTCGTACCGGCCGAGCGAATCGCGCCGCCCGCACCGCCGCCGACCGCCGCGAGCACGATGACCATGTTCGGCCGGAAGAAGATCGCGTCGCTGATCTTCTTCAGCGTCACGGTCGTGTTTGCGCCGATGCTGACCGATCCGATCTGCGCGCGGTAGCCGGTGTTCGAGCCGAAGAACTGGCGCTCGAGCTCCCAGCCGATCGTGTCCTCGACCATCTCGGTCTCGTACTTGACCTGGTCGATGAACTGGCTCGACGCGTTGCCCTCGGCCGCGTTCTTGACGAGGCTCCCCTCGAGACGCAGCTGCGCGTAGTAGTTGGTCTGCGGGACCGTGAAGCTCTGACCCTTGCTGGACGAGGCGTTGCTGGCGGCCGTGGCCACCGCCGCACTCGCGCCCTGCGGCGTCGAGTAGGGCGCGGGGATCTCGTAACCCTTGGCGCTGGTGAAGTTCTTCTTGTGCGGCGTGTTGGAGAGCGCCTTCTTGTCCTTGACCAGCGCGTTCTTGTCGACGTCCGCGTCGTACAGGATCTTCTGCAAGAACGCGAAGTCCGTGTTGGTACCTGTTGGCATGTTGCACGTCCGAGGTAGGCATCACCCCTTCTGCGCAGCTGCGGCCTTCAACGCCCTTTGCTCGGCCACCCACTCGTCGTAGGAGGCTTTCATGCGCGCGCTCTTGGCTTCGTCTTCCTCGAGGCGCGTCAGCGGTCTCTTGGGCGGAGCGGGTTCCGGCTGCTCAGAGTGGGCTGGGGCGGCGCCGCGACCATTCGCTGCGCCAGGGCCCTTTGCTTCACTCGTCGGGCTGCTCGCTGCCTTGAGCTCCGTCAGGAGCGGTATCAGCTCAGGATGTGCCTGAAGAAGAAACCTGCGAGACGCTTCTGACTGTAGCGCCGTCGCCACAGTCCGCGCAAGTCCGCCGTTCACCTCCGCGATCACCGCATCGAGGTCCGGCGCCTGTCCGGTGCGCGCGCGCACGTCATACCACCAGTCCAAGACGTCACTCGCGGCGCCATCCACCGCGGCGATGAGCGGCCAATCCTCCGCCGTTTCCTTTAATCTTGTCGCGACGATGCCTTCCTCTTTGGTGCGCTGCGCGGCCTGGGCAGCTTCCTGCTCCTCGCGTTCGCGCTTCTGCGCAGCCGACTCGAGCCGCTCGATCCGCTCGCGCATGGCCTGGGGGAGGGCCGCCCACTCGTCGTCGTCGAGTTCGAGCTTGCCCTCGTTGAGCTGCTTGACCATCTCCACGAACTCTTTCTTGGAGATGCGCTTGTTCTTGGCCTTCTCGAGCTCGGCCTTCATCGTTTCAAGCTGCTGCTTGTCGATCTTGTTGCGCTCGATCTCGCGACGAGCCTGCTTGAACTCGCGCAGCGCGCCCGCGAGGCGAACCTCGTAGTCCTTGTCGGACTCGCCCGGCTTCTGCGTGGGCGCGTCGCCGCCGGCCTGCTCGATCTTGTCCTTCGTCGCCTCTGCCGCGGGAGAGCTGGGAGGCGCGGGCGGGGCGCCCTTGGCGGCTGGCTGCGGCGGGCCGCCTGCGGGCGGCGTGTTCGGGCCGGGCGCGGCCGGCGGAGCGCCCGCGGGGGGCGCTGCTGCGGGTGCGCTCATCGGGCCACCACGGCCTGCGGCGGCATGTTGCTAGCCTGGCGGACCATCTCGAGAAACGCCTCGGTCAGCTTGAGCTGGTGCTCCAGCATGGACGCGTTGTGGCTCTCCATGGAAATGCGCGCGCGCGTCTGCTCCAGAGCTAGGCTGATTCGCTCTCGCACCGACTCGGCGTGCATGAGCAGCTCGCTGTAATCGCGCGACGCGTCCTGCGCCGTGAGCTCTGGTCGCACCGCCCCCAGCTGACCCGTTAGCTGGTTCAGCTTGTCGACCACCTGCCCCTGTTGCATCCCGATGCTGTTGGCCCCGTACATGTCTCCTCCTACGCTGCGGCCACTTGGGGGACCGCGGAAAGCTGTGCCGCTGCCTGCGCGCTCGGGTTCAGCGCGGCCGGGTTTGGCGTCTGAACAGCAGCTTCCTGGGCTGCTGCTTCCTTCGCCTTCTTCTCTAGCTCGCGCGCGTACGCCATGTAGGCGTCGAAGCGCGCCATGACGTCGTCGGGCGCGCCGAGCCGGAAGGCCACGAGCATCGCGTTGCGCGCCACGTACTTCGCGAGCGCAAGGTCCTGCTCGGGTACCGGAAGCAACATGTCTTCGCGCACGTTGTCGAGCGAGATGATGTTGTCGATCTGCTCGTGCACCAGGTCGTAGTTCGCGTTCTCCAGAGCTTCGAAAGCTTCGGTGTCGGGGAACTCCATGAGGTCCATGGCCTGCGGCTTCGAGACGAAGCCGGCCTGCACCCATTCCTCGACGCTGCTCCACTTGCCTTGCGGCGTGGTCGCCTGCGCGCTGATCGGGAACATCTGCACCGTCGCGTCGTGCTCCTTCAGCGACAGATCCAGCCACCGCGACGTCTTGAGCCACGTGCGCCGCCCGCTGCGGTATCTCGCCTTCGGTGCGTAGTTCGGGTCGAGCTCCGCGCACTCGTCGTTCAGCCGCTCGATCAGCCGCACCACACCGAGATACGCGTCCTCGAGATACCGCGTCGGATTGATGAAGCGCTGAGAGCGCACGTCGTGGGCAGCACGCACCGCGCGCGCGCTCGACAGGCCCTTGTTCACGTCGCCCGTCGTCGCGTTGTCGCCGAAGCCTTCCTGGTTCATCACGTCGGACTTGACCTCGCGCCGCTGTTCGAGCAGGTCCGGCGGAGTCGCCGTGTGCACCACGTGCTGTGGCATCAGGTCAGGCGATCGCACGTCCAGCACCTGATCGGGTACGTTCGTGATGTCGTCGCGCGTGACGCCGCTGTTCTGGAAAACGAACCACTTCGAGCTCGAGCCGAGCTTTTGGCAGCGTGCGATGTAGTCGTCAATCTCGCACACACGCATCTGCGCCGGCATCATGCGCTCGGTCAGGCTTTGCCCGTAGTAGCCCTGCGCGCGTTCCGCGAACACCACGCGCACGATCGGCAACTCGGTCCAGCGATACTTGCGCTCCTCGAGCGCGCAGTTGCTGATGGATTTGACGTACAGCCCGTCGTTCGCGCCCTCGGAGCTCGCGCACTGCCATGCCTCCACCACGCGCACCTTGTCCGCCTTGGACGAGCGCTTGATGAAGAAATCCATGTAGTCCTGCCCAATCGGGCCAGACGCCTCCATGATCTTCGCGCGCATCGTCGGGTGCTGCTTGAGCAGCTTCTTGCGGTCCACGAAGCGCACGCGCGCCGCGCGCTCTGGCATCCCATAGCGCCCGTCCTCGGGGTCGACGTACACCTCGTTGTGCAGGCAGCGCTCGAGCGACGGCAGCCCGTTCGAGTCCAGGCAGCCGTACACGTAGCCCGTGCCTCCGTCGCAGGCGTCCCCGAACGCGCGCGGGACGAGCTGGAAGACGCCCAGGTCGTACATCTGGCCCTGCAGCACGCGAGAGCGCCGCTCGGCGATGCGGCTCGTCCCCCACTCGGCCGCCGTCGTGAGGTACTGCGGCGAGGTGCGCGCTTGCGCGATCATCGCGACCATCGTGTCGCGCGCGGCGAGCAGGATATTGTCGCGGATCTTGTAGGGCATCGCGCTACGCAGCGCGTAGCTGAAGTCGGAGTTGCCGTCCGGGTTGAAGTTGTTGACAGCCTCGACGAAGATCCGCGTGTCCATGCGCTGCGTGCGATTCTGCTTCGCAACGTAGTCGCACCAAGTCCACAGCGGCTGAGCGCGCTGCCCCTTGGGCAAGTTCCACCATTCGGTGGACTTGTCCGGGCGGCTCACGAGTCAGTGGTAGATGCCGTGTCCTTTTGGCGGTTCATGCAATCCTCGCAAGCTGTTTGAGCCGCTGGGCCAGCTCAGCCTCTTCGGGCGTCATCTTCGGGCCGTCGTCACGCTCGCGCCGCTCTTCGCGCTCGACGGGCGCGGGCTGCAGCAAGCTGAAGCTCGCCACCAGACCGAAACCCTCGACGCGCGTGGCGCCCATCTCGCGCAGCCGCTCACACAGGCTCACGAACAGGTCGGCGACGTCCGCCGGCCTCGTCGTCTCGAGGCTCATATGCACGGGCTCCCGTTGCCGTCCCAGCCCTCGCGCCCATCTATCGGAGAGGGGTCGCTCGCCCACAGTCGCCTGTTCAGCTGGCGCTCCAAGACGTGCATCGCTACAGCGATCTCATGCGCGATCTCGCAGTGCCGTGCGGCACTCAGCTCGCGCGTCCTGGTCACGCCGGAGAGTTGCTCCTCGAGGCTCATAGGGCCGGCCCTCTCCAGTGGCCACGGCGCACCGCGCAGCCGCGCATCACGTGGCGCTCGAACGGGGTGAGCTGCGAAGCGGGCCCGCGCTTGAGGCAGGCGAGCGGGTCGTAGTCGGTCGGCTTCTGGCTGTACACGATCACACCGCGCTTGTGGTCCACGGACTGCACATAGAGCGGCGTGCCGTTCTTGAGCGTGGCCGCCTTCTGCAAGCCAGACAGGCCAGCGATCTTCCATAGCTCTTCCTGCGGAAGCTCCACGCTCTCGAAAACGATCGTGTCAGACCAGCTCACCACCGCTCCTTGAGCCGCTCCATCGGGCTCGCTGCCAACGACGCCTTACGCGCCGCGTTCATCATCAGCTCGCGCTCCAGCTTAGCATCCTTCGATTCCTGCGTGGGCCGCGGCTTCGGCTCCCACGCGATCGTCTCCATGAGAGCATAGCGCCCCGCGTCAAAGCAATCTTGCGGGAACGCGTCGTCGACCGCATCCCGCCAGTCGTCCTTCCAGGGGAGCGCCTGCCACTCGTCCGCCAGCGCCTGAGCCTCGGGTAGGTAGACCTGGAGCCGACCCGTCCGCAGTTCCGTGTTCTGGAACCTGATCGATTCCACGAGGCTACCCGCCACCTTGTGGGCGCTCGTCACGTTTACGCCAACTTCGCCGCCGTAGCGGGCGTTGAAGGTCTCGTAGAAGGGCTTGCCGCCACCGGCCGGGTCGCAGGCCACGTGCTGACACTCGAACTGCTTCAGCACCGACTTGAGCATGTCCGCGGCCTCATCGTACGTGATGCGGTGAGCCTTCCGAGCGAAGCGCTTGAGGCGCCGCGCGGGCTCGTAGGGGTCCATGGCCACCACCACGATCGCGAAGGCATCGTTGTAGCCGTAGTCCACGCCCGCGACGTGCCGCCAGGCCGCCGAGTAGTCCGCCGGCAGCTCCGTGATCCCGTCCCGGTCGCGCTTGTATTCGACAACCATCCGGGTGTGATCGTCCACGAACAGGCCGAGGTACTCCCGTTGGAACGTGGGGTGGTTCCAGTCCCAACCGTTGCGCTTGAGCACCTCCTGAAACCACGCCTCGGCGCCTCCCCGGTCGGCTCGGAAGTGCGGGTTCGCCCGCGCGTCCCAGTGCTTCACCGACCACTTGTGGGCCTCTGAACCGGCGCAGATCTCGAACCACGGGCCTGCGCGCGTGACGCTGGGCGTGCCGTACAGGGTGAGCGAGCCGCCCGTGTCGCCCAGGGCCGGCTCGAGCACGTGCTCGACCAGGCGCGGCAGCACGCCCGCGATGGTGGCGCACTCATCGAAGCGGGCGGCTTTGAGCTTGAGGCCGCGCAGAAGCTCGACGGCGCCCGCGTCGTTCAGCCCCCAGAACCGGATGCGCGCGCCCCACGGCGCCACCCACGTATCGTCCTGACCATTCGGCGTGAGCGGCAGATTGAACTGGCGCACCACGGCGCGCAGGTTCTCCCAGTGCAGCGCCTTCGCCTTCTTCAGCGTCTCGGCTCCGATAACAACGTCCTCGTTCGGACCCGCGTCGAGCACGTCGAGGGCCGAGCTCTTCGGCATGCCGTCGCTCTTGCCGCCGCGGCGACCGGCGTGGCACGCCCGGAACTGCGCAGGGTCGTAGTGTAGGTCGACCTGTTGCGGGAACATGCTACGCGCGATCGCCAGCTTCGTCGGCCAGTGGGGGCCGAGGACGTTGCTAGCGATGTCGCGCTCGTCAGTCACACCGGCGCTCCGTTCGCGTCCCAGCCGGGCTCCGGGCTGTTCATCGCGCGCTCGCAGGTGATGGCCCACGCCTGCCATTCGACGCGGTCCATCACCGCATCGTGCAGCAGACGCTTGTAGTCGCCATGCCAGGCCGCGTTGCGCAACAGCTCGGACCCAATGGGGATGAGTTTCGCGTGACGCTCGAGCTCGTCCTGAGTCGGCTCAATGCCGAAATAGAGATCGAAGTCGTTGGGCTCAGCCCGAATCAGCAGTTCATCCGTAAGCGCGCTGTAGCTGTGCTGCTTCACTTCGTCTCCTCCGGCAGCAGCAGCTCGTCACGCAGCTTCGGATTGCGCTGCAGCTCGAGCCGAAGCGCCGCCACAGCGTCCGCGCGCGTGGCCTGCGTGATCGCGATCGGCTGGCCGTTCGGCCCGCTCAGCTCGTGCTTCTTCGCCGCCTCCCAGCCACACAGAGCCGCGAGCAGCTTGAGCGCGTTGATGGCGTCTTTGTCCTGCCCCTTGCGCGCGATGTCGCTGGCCCGGTCGAGCGCCTCGTCCCGGTTCATAGTCGAGCGCTGCGCGGCCTTCTGTTGAGCGCTACGCACCATGTCGCCCACTACCCGCGTGGTGAGCATCGCGGCCCCGCGGCGCTCCGGGTAGCCAGCCTCGCGCGCAGCGCGGCGCGCATTGCCGTGAGCGAGGTAGCGCTCGACGAACTTGCGCTGCGAGTCAGTCGGTGAGCCGACGCGTCCGCCCATCAGTGCACCGCCTCCTTCGGAG